TATAGTCTTTAAATGGCGTATCAATCGTTTCATCTTTAATTTGTGCGCCAGCCTGCATTAATCTATCAAAATGATAACCAGTAGGCGCAATTGCAGGGCTTAATTGTTTTAACAACCACTCTTATGCAGGAAGGTTAGGCGCACTAGTTGGTTCAATTTCTAATTACGCATCTAGCGGCACAGGTGTTGCATATTCAGCCAGTAAATTATTGCAACTAACTAACCGTAGACGAGCATTAATTACTATTTGTGCTGGATTAAATGACGTTAGAAAAAATGGCTCTCTTTCTTTTAAGAAAATTGAGTGTGCTTATAGAAGTATGTTGGCGTGTGCGTTTATTGGTAAAAATGTTACGCCTAGCGATTCCCTGTATGTGCGCCGAGCAGGAGCATGGAATACATTGGCAAATGTAGGGGGTAGAGCGAATTATATTGGTGGCACGGGTCTTTATACTAATGATGTGAGCGCATCTCTTGAATGGGATTTTTACGGTGAAAATTTAGTAATAGGCTCAATTACTACTAACTCTATAAGCAACTATCAAGATTTTAAAGTGATTATTGATGGTGTTGATTTTATATTTGAAAATAATCTATTAACTGATGAAAATTATACGCCTAATGCAAGAATTTTTAACAATCTTGGCGATGGTAAACATACAGTAAGAATAGAACCAATAAGCGCGAATCAGTGGACAGTAATAGATTATTTAGGAACGCTTTCTGAACCATACGCACAAGGATCTGTTTTAATTGGTCATATCCCTTACTTAACAAATTTACTTCATCTAGGATATACCACAAGCATTGATGAGATTAATGCTGCAAATAATATTATTGATTCTGTTGCATTAGAGTTTGCAGACTATCCTGTTGCAACCGTTAAGACAAATGATTTTTACAAGATGCCGTTAGACGTAGGTTCTGATGGCGTACACCCAAATAATAATGGACACCTTCATATTTTTGATGCGTTTCATAATAGCCTATCTATTTGGAATTAAAAATGCCAGAAAAGAACCCTGAAAATTATCAACTACTAACCTATTTATGGGTAATTGGGCTAGCCTCATGGGGTGGCGTAGTTAGCTTCATGCGAAAAATGAAAGATGGTCGAGCACGCGCATTCAACATAATGGAATTGGTGGGTGAGATTTTCACATCAGCATTTGCTGGCATTTTAACTTTTTGGCTATGTGAAGCCGCAGGCTTTGGCGGGTTAGTAACAGCTGCATTTGTTGGCATATCAGGTCACATGGGAAGCCGCGCCATCGGCATGATGGAGAGTTATTTTTCAAAGAAATTCGATGTTGAGATACCTAAAGAATGATTACATCAGCAGAATGTTTAAAACGCTACGGCGATCCTACCAAAGAGAAAAGCATGATCTTGTGGGATGTGCCACCTGAATTAGAGATAGGCGTACTGCCTAATAAAATCTATTGCAATAGAGATATGGTAGACCCGTTAAAACGCGCTTTCACTAACATTATCGAACGTGGGCTTATTGAGCAGGTTAAAACATGGGATGGGTGTTTCAATATTCGCAAGAAGGTTGGCGCTCTTTCTCAAAGCTTACATTCATGGGGCGTTGCAATTGACATTAACGCTGCATGGAACGGCTACAACAAGACACCAACAATGAGTAAAGAGCTTGTTGATTGCTTTAAGGATGCTGGGTTTGATTGGGGTGGCGATTGGACTAAGCCAGATGGAATGCACTTTCAGATTAAAGGGTTTTAATCATGCTTACCACATGGCTTCTCATAAAATCAGCTTCTACTCGGTATGTAATCCCATTTATTCTTAAATACTGGCTTGTTATTTTGTTCGCGTTGATATGTTGGTATGCCTATTCACAGAAAACAGCCCACGAACGCGCTGTGCAAGAACTGATTACATTTAAAGCAGATATTGCCAAAGCAACAGCGAAACAGGCGCAAGAAAATGAGATTAAACGCATAAAAGCTGAATCGGCGGTTAAATCATCGCAGTTAATCCACACACGACAGATAGAGGAAATTAAAAATGCTTATGCCAAAAGTAACAATATTAGTAATCTTACTATTGCTGATTTGCGCAACAGGTTGCGCGAACAAATTAGTGACACCATCAACATGCCCGAAGTTGACGCCAATACCGAAAGAACTGCCGAAGAGTGGCGAGAGCGTTACGCAGCCATTGCTCGACAATATGAAACGCTAAAGCAGGGGTGCGCTATCACGACAAGCGATTTTAATTCATGCCGTTCTTGGGCAGATGTTGCTTGCTTACAAGTTGGTTGTGAGTAAACAAATGGGTAAGTAACAGATCGTAGCTTTTGATTATTAGTATGCTTATAATGCTTGTCTAAATCTTGTCCAAGCTTGTCTAAATTTCATGGGTTAGACAAGTCAAGCAAGTGGCGTTTGAGTAGATATTTAGGGTATTTAATTTTTAAGTTGCTGATTAAATTGTCTTTATGGTAGAGCTACTGCCTACCATTAGCATTTATTCAAGTTTATTCATAGTTCGTCAATCTTCGTCAAAGTTCCCCACAAAACCTAATGTACCCATTATACTGACTGCCTTTGCGTATGTTCATAGGTGTTCATAATGCGTCATCATTTAGCATCATTAATCAATCCTAGCCAAAAACTTTTAGGGTATCGCGTAGGGTACGAGTTAAATCAGTTTAGGGTATCAGCATGCTGACTATCAAGCAGATAGACTCGCTAAAGCCAAAGGCGCAGCAATACAAAGTTGCTGATATGGCAGGGTTGTATCTAGTAGTCACGCCTAGAAATATCAAGTCTTGGCGATATAACTACAAAGATTCTCAAGACAAATACAAAACCAAGACTTACGGACTGTACCCAGAAGTAGGCCTTGCTAAAGCAAGATTACTTAATTCAGAATTTAAAGATGAACAGGCTAAGACTAAGTTACATGGCACAACTGAAAGCAATATGCTTACGTTCAAGCAGTTTGTTGAAGATAAGTGGTACAAGCATCATCTGCCAGATTTAAAAAGCACTAAGCACAAGGCGATTATTCAGGCCAGCATGGATCAGTATGTATTTCAGCATATAGGTGATAAGCCGCTAGATAAGATTACGCGCAAGGAACTGGTTGCGCTTGTCCATGGCATTCAAGCTAAAGGTGTTGTAGAAACTGCTAATAGGATAGCCAGTAGGCTAGGGCAGATATTCACCTATGCGGTAAATATTGACGAGGTGCAGTTACACCCTGCCACTAACTTATGTAGCGTCCTGCGCTCACCAGTGCGTACACACATGCCATGTATTGACGTAAGTGAGGCAAAGGATTTATTTAAAGCGATTAAAAGCTACGATGAACCAGTAACAAGATTAGGCTTGATATTACTAGCGCTAACTTTTGTACGCACTACCGAGCTGCGTTATTTTGAGCGATCTGAAATTAAAGATAAGCGGTTTTGGATTATTCCTGCAGCTAGAATGAAAACCGTCACTGGCAAGGCACCGAAGCCACACGTTGTGCCGCTGTCTGATTTTGCGTTACGGATCATTAAAGAGCTTGAGCAATACACTGGTGATGATAAGTATGTATTAGGTTCACTAAAGCGTCCTAATCATCCTATTAGTGAGAATACCCTATTATTCGCGCTATATCGTTTAGGGTATCGTGGCAAAATGACAGGTCACGGCTTTAGGTCGTTGGCATCTACCATGCTGAATAATGAAACGATAGATGGTCGAAGGCGATTTGACAAAGATTGGATAGAGCGTCAACTCGCACATAATGAGATTGATGATGTACGAGCTTCTTATAATCGTGCTGAGTATCTTGAGCATAGAATAGCTATGATGCAGTTCTATGCTGATTGGGTTGAAGGCCATTTAGCATAGGCTGATTTTTCCACATCGGGCGCGGTGTCACTAAATCAGGTTTAGGAATCAATCCCGCTCTTATATAGCGTGATACTGTTGAACGGCTTGCATTTAAGTAAGCCATCCAATCTTTAATTGTGTATATGTTATTCATTTCTCACCTTTCATATTCTGCTTGCAACCATTGCAATTAAAATCAACCATATCCTGCTTGCTGTACTGGCACTCTGTAGTAAACGCATAAGGCCAATTAACTGATTCATTCTGCGAGTGTGCTACATGGCTATGCTGTAGTCTGCTAGGGCTTAGTGTGCTGTGGCATCCGTTCATCATCAACCTTTCATAGCTGAATCAGTTGTGGAAGTCAGGATAATCATTTCTTAATGCCTTTAAATGTGCAGTAAGACATATCAACTCTACTGTGCTTTAATATAAATTCTGAGTTTTTTTGACAGTCTTCTAAAGAATTAAATTCTTGAAAATTTACTGCAACACCACCATTAAGATTGCCGCTCATTAAAACTACTAATATCCAAGTCATCATTTACCTTTCTCTGTGTGTTTCATTGGTTAGCCTCTAAAATATCTAGCCGCATAATGTGCAAATCTCTCAATAAAAAATTCCTTTGATTGCTTTGATTCGTTTTTGCACATGTGGGGAGTGATTGACTCTCTATAGTGCATATCCTCCCAATCAATTTGCACAAACATAAAGCCATCAAAGCCCACATCAACAAAGCAATCTACATTTTTAATGTCTGCAATTTTTGCACCAACAATAGTTTCAATTCTGATTAAATCTTCACCTCTTATTCTCACAACTCGCTCTCTTTCTGCTCACTTTTTATGGCTGCGTCGAGCATGGCTTTATCAACCACATTATCTGCATCTATCCCGACCCAAGCTGAGAAGCTATTAGTATGAGTTGCTATAAAAGGGCTGTTAAATTGGTTAGATTTTTTCATATTATTTTCATCTCTTAAAAATCTGTAGCGTTCAGCATCAGCCTTTAAATCTTTAACAAACTGAGGCAAGTCATGATAGCTAAACCTAGTTAAATATGGCGGTTCACCTTTTACCGTTAAACATATTTCAGCCAATAATTTACTCATTAAAGCAATAGAAAATTCATCAGCTCCACTTTCACTTTTCAACTCCGCTACTTCTGCGGTTAGGCGGGTGATTTCGGCTTGGTTCTTTGCTTTACCATATTCAATAACAGAATTTAAGTTTGAGTCAACATACTTTTTATTTCTAGTTTGTTTAAACATTAAACAAGCTGCAAATGGGTGGTAGTCGCTTGGATTTATCACCATTCCGCAGTCTCCACATACTGCAAATTGTTCTTTAATATCACTCATTGCTTACTCCTTCTGCTCGTCAAGTATTTCAAGTTTAGCTATCTCAATAGCCCCGATAGCTTCTGTTACGCTAATGCCTTGACGCTGGTAAACTGCTTTTTTAATATCAGCTACAAGCTCTCCCAAATCGTAGCGTTCAGTTATAAGTCTAGTTATGTTGCTCATTTACTTACACCCCTCTAATGCTTGTTTGGCTTTCTTGTTTGCGTAACCATCATGTGAATAACTAATTTCGACCAAAGCCTCTCGCATCTTTTCCAATTTTGCTGTGAGTTCGTTACGGTTATCTCTTACTAAAATATAATCATTAGTTAAATCGTCATATAGCACCTCAGATTCATTTAACTCAGTTTCCAACTCTTTAACTTTAGCCTCTAGCACCTTGTTTGTTTGCTCTAGGTCTAATGTGTTTGGGAGTGTCTTGAATAAGGGGTTTACAAAATAAAATCCTTTGTAAGTAGGTTTATCCTTTGTGTAGTAGGTATCATCTGCATCTACTACCTCATAGATGTATGGCTCATTAGGTTGTGATAGTGCTTTTGCTATCTCGGTAAATCCACATCTAGGACATTTCTCTGTCGGACTTAACTTTAACGGCTCAACTGTTGGTGTTGTTTCCTTTTCAAGTTTTATCATTCGCTCTATCGCATAAGCTAATTGCCTTGCAGAACCCTCAGTAAAACTAAATATGGCTGGCTTACGATTAAAGTCATTAACCCAATCTATTACTAATGAAATACTAACTTCGCTAATCTTTTCATCTATCAGCTTTAAATATTGTTGTCTTGGGGTTAGCTTAGTCATATTCATTTATCCTTTAACTCTCTGATATTAATAGAGCAATATCCAATCAACCCGTGATAGTCATTAGTTGTACTATTCTCCAGCTCT